CAATTATTGGTTGGGCATATGATGGAAATCCAATCTATGGATCTTTCGGATATACTGATCCAAATAATATTAACTCTACTATAAAACAACTACAACCAGGATATTCTTTAATAGATGTAGAAAATAGACCGTCAACCGCCGATTTTCCATATGGTTATTTTGTTGAGGATTACAAATACACTGGAAGCGGAGATTTAGACCAATACAATGGTAGATTTGGAAAAACTAAAGATTTCCCCGAAGGTGTCTATGCTTATTTTGCTACTACAGAAAGTAACATTGATGGAGAAATTGTAAGTAAATTTCCTTACTTTATTGGAAATGAATATAGATCTGCATATCTAGAAGAAAATATTAATTTAGACCAATCATTTGACTTCAATAATTCCAAACTATTAAGAAATACTCTACCTTACAAAGTAAATGACCAATATGCAGACAATGATTTTATTACAGAATCAAATGAGATAATAGAACAAAAGACTTTAGTAGAATCTGTGTCTTCGGGAAGTGTATCTGGACTCGAAGTTATCAAATCTGGATCAGACTATGCCGTGGGAGATTCAATAATTTTTGATGATACCAAGAGTGGTGGTGGTGGCATTAGTGCAGAGGTATCCAGAATAACTGGAAGAGATATTGTTAATATTAATACCACAATTGACTCCTACAATGATTCTCTTATCGAATGGCAAGGGGGAAGTCAGGTAAAAGTTTATATTTCTCCATATCACATTTTTAAAAATCAAGATAATATTAATATATCTGGATTATCTACTCAGGTTTCCAATTTAAATGGTTCTTACCAAATAGGTCTAACCACATATACGTCAATTGTTGACAAGGATATACCAAACTTTGCTGCAACCGGAATTGTTACCGATATCTATTTAACGTCTATTCCCGAAAACATTTCAATCGGAAGCAGTATTCAAATAGAGAATGAAATTTTTTCCATCCTAAACGTCTATTCAAATTTTGGTATTGTAAGAGTAGACAGATCTAGTGCTGGTGTTGCTCACACCCAAACAACACCGGTATATTTTCTTCCCGACTCGTTTACAGTAAATAGACAAACAAATTATTTTGACTCTCAAAATAATTCAAAAATATACTTTAATCCAACGGAGTCTGTCGGTGTTGGAACTACTCCAGGATCTGGAAAAAATGTAAATTATAGAATTGGAATCACCACATATAGTGCTTTTATTCCTACGCAAAGTATATTTTTACCCAATCATCCATTTAAGACTAATCAACAAATTATTTTAAGAAAACCTTCTGGTGGCAGTGCTCTGGCAGTTTCAAATACGTCCGGGGGGACTTCATTTAATATATTGAGTGGAACTTCTGAGATTTTTTATGCCATTAACAAATCAAAAGATTACATTGGAATTGTAACATCTGTTGGACTTACGACTACGGGTGGATTATTTTTCCTCTCCCCTGGCACAAATGATTATCATTATTCCGTAGAATCAAATTTACCACAAGTTAGAGCAAAAATTGACAGAATAACTTCAGTTGTTTCAGTATCAACATCTCACCAATTGCAAATTGGAGACGAAGTGTCTCTGGAAGTTAAACCTGATATATCGGTTGGTATTGGCACTTCTACTTCAATACACGTTAGATTAGATCCATTAACTCAAAAAATAGTAATAAATCCACTAATTTTTAATTCAACTGGAATCAATACTTTAACAAATTCTATTTCAATAAATTCTCATAACTTAAGCACTGGAGATAAAATTTTATATGAATCTTTGGGAACATTACCAACGGGATTAACCACCGGAAATTATTTTGCATATAGAGTCGATGAAAATAACATAAAGTTATGTGACACATTATCAGATTCTTTTAATTCTCCACCAACCACAGTTTCAATTGGTGGAACTGGTGCCGGAAATCAAAAGATTAGTCTTGTCAACCCCCAAATCAAAGTTATTAAAAACAATAACTTAGTTTTTAATCTTTCAGACTCTTCACTACTGGGATATGATTTTAAAATTTATTATGACCAAGACTTTGAAAAGGAATTTGTTTCTATAGCAAACACCAGTTCTCTCTCCGTAATTGGGGTTGGAACTATTGGATTGTCTTCAACATCCACACTAACTTTAAATTATTCTGATGGTGTTCCAGAAAAACTCTATTATAATCTGGAAAAATCTGGTTACATTAGCACTGCCGATACAGATGTTACAAATTATTCCGAAATAGTATTTGAAGGTAGTTTGTATGATGGAAGTTACAATATTATCAGTGTTGGAAGCACAACTTTTACAGTATCTCTAAAACAAATTCCAGAGAATACTTATTATAGCAGAGAGGATTGTGAGATTCTTGAATATTCAACATCTTCTTTAACAGAAGTTGGAGGTATCCACCGAGTGAATCTTTTGTCGGGAGGATATTCATACACATCTCTTCCAATATTCAATGAAGTTGAATCTGATAATGGAACAGGTGCCTTTATCGTTCCCGTCTCAACAACAATTGGAAAAATTAAACAAAGTAGAATTATTAATGAGGGATTTGAATATGCATCAGATAAAACTCTTAGACCATCCGCTTCTATACCAAAGTTTGCTTATATATCGGCTTCTAATACAATTGAAAGCGTAAACGTATTAAATGGAGGACAAAATTACACCTCGGCTCCAGATTTAATTTGTGTTAATACAGATAATGGAGATTTAATTGATTCTGGTTTACTTAGAGCAAATCTGTCTGGGTCTTCGATTGCATCCGTAACGGTTGAAAATGATCCAAAAGGTCTTCCGATTAAACCAGTTACAATTAGAGCGATAAACAACTCTAATGGCATTTCAATTGATACGATTCAATCATCCTCTGGCATAGTTACTTGCATCTTAACAACACCATTAGCTGGATTTACCTCTGCTCCATTTTCTTCGGGAGACAAAATTTTCGTTGAGGGGATTCAAAAAAGTGGATCTGATGGAGATGGATTTAATTCATCTGATTATGGATATCAATTCTTTACAATTACTAACTTCCAAAATATTAATCCTGCTAAGTTAACATTTAGCCTCTCCGGATTAACTACAAATCCCGGAATTGCTAAAACAATTCAAGAATCTTATGCAACAATCATTAATTTTAATAGTTATCCAGAATTCGAAGTTATACAAAGATTCTCACCCTTCCAAATTGGAGAAGGATTATCATCGGATAGTGGAAATGGATTTGCAATCAGAGATTTAATTGTAGTTAGTTGTGATGAAAATTTTGTAAGAGTATCTGGCAATTACAATCTTTCTTCTGGAGAAAAAATTAGAGGATTGGAATCTTCTAACGAAGCAACTATTGACTCTGTTAAAGTTGTTGATGGATATTATGATGTTGATTATTTTAACTTACAAAAGTTTGGATGGAAGTCTGAAACAGGAAAACTCAGTGAGAATTATCAAGTAACACCAGACAACGATTACTATCAAAATCTATCTTATTCCGTAAAGAGTAGTAAAACCTGGGAAGATATTGTAACTCCGGTCAATAATCTATTACATATCAGCGGAATGAAAAATTTTGCTGATACTCAAATTCTACAAAGTGTTCAATCTGGAATAGGAACTACCGAATCTCCATTGACATTATTGAATATCTTTGAAAGTGATAATAGGGTAGACACCATTAATAACTTAGATTTAGTTATTGATGTGGACACACTGGATAGTAAATCAAAATTTATCAAATTTAATAATATTTCTCTTACCGACTATATTCTATGTAAAACAAACAGAGTTTTGAAAATTGACGACATAAGTTCTCAATTCTCAAGCGAAAATGACGAACCATCTGAGGTTTCTAATATATTTCAAATTAATTCTGGAAATAATTACAATAGATTTTTAGTTCAAACTCGTAACATTTTTACCAATGAAGTGCAATTTAATGAAATCATAACAATTAATGATGACCAAAATATTTTTACACTACAAAAAGCGGAGTTAAATACTCTTAATGATGAAGATGTAATCGTCGATATTGAAGGATATGCAGATATCACATCAAATTTCTACTTAAAATTTAATCCAGAGGATACTATTAATTCAGATTTTGATATTAAAATCTTACAAGATACTTTTATTTCTAAAGCTGGCATCGGAACTACTCAGTCTGTTGGATTTGTAGATTTAATAGCAGCAAATAAAATTGTCTCCAGCGGAATAACAACGTCTATTTTTAGTTTAGACTCTTCCAAATATTCTGCAATTTATTCCAATATTCATGTTTTAAATAGTGATAGATCTGACATGAATTATGTTGAAGTATATTTAACTCATGACGGAAGCAATACTTATATTAGTGAATATTATTTTGATGATAACTTAACCGAAACTAGCTCAGGATTTATTGGATCGTTTGGAGCATCTATTAGTGGTGGAATTTTATCATTAAACTATACAAATACTTCAGCAGAAAATATAACAGTTAGAACAAAAAATGTTGGGTTTGGTACCACTGCTGTTGGTGTAGGAACTTATAGATTTAAACTTGCTGGGCAATCTGATGGAGCGGAAAGAACGGTAATTTTCCAATCACAATTCAATAACATTTCCTCAGGATCTACCAGTATTTTGGTCTTAGATAGATCTTTGTTTACATCATCAAAATCCACAATTAAAGTTGGATTTGGTCAAACAAGTTCACTACACCAAATAATGGCAATCAATGATGGAAGTGATGCATACTCAGTCCAATATCCATTCTTATCAATCGGAAGTACTTCCGGAATAGGAACATTTGGAGCAGAAATTTCTGGAAATAACTTTATAGTTAAATTCTATGCAGATCCCTCAATTTCTGGTAACTTAGAAATACTTTCGTTTAGCGAAAATTTCTATACGGATTTAGACACCGTTAATATTCCACCCGCTCTCACTTATAGTCCAGTTGAGCAAACTGTCACATCTGTAAAATATTACGGAGCAAATTCACCAAATATAAACAAATATGACTTTGAAGCAGAATATGAGGGCACGCCAATCTTTATGAAAACATTTAATCCATCAGATACTGATGTTTTAAATTTGGCAACAGGCATATTTACAATTCCAAATCACTTTTTTAACACCGGCGAACAATTGATTTATACTCCAAAATCCACTTTTATTGGAATTGGGACTTCCGCAATGGGAATTGGGGCAACAACGAATTATGTCGGTGTCGTTACAACAATATTACCCACTGTTGTATATGCGATAAAAGATAGTAATGATTCATTTAGAATTTCTACAAGAAAAGAGTATGCAACTCAAGGAATTGGAGTGACATTTACATCTGTTGGTTTAGGAAATGCTCACCAACTAGAAATGTATAAAAAGAATGAAAAATCAATAATTTCAATCAATGATGTTGTACAAAGTCCCTTAGCATATTCTTCTATAACTCATACGTTGTCCGGGAATGGCGGGCAAATCGGAACGGCATCTACAATTTTTGCTTTGAGTGGAATTAGTTCTATTACCCCAACCGATATATTAAAAATTGATGAAGAATACATGAGAATAGAAAATGTTGGATTGGGCACAACAAATACTGGTCCTATCACATTTAGTGGGGGAATTTCTCTTGTAGAAGTTACCCGTGGATTTGTTGGATCTACAGCAGGTTTACACACAGATACTTCTATTGCCAGAATTTATAGAGGATCTTACAATATTTCGGAGAATAAAATTTTCTTTACGGAGGCTCCCAGAGGAAACTCTCTTGATTTGCTCGGTCCTAGCGAATCTAACTTGCCTAGAGAAAGAGCATCTTTTAGTGGAAGAGTATTTTTAAGAGAAGATTATAGCACCAATCAAATTTATGATGATATTTCAAGTCAGTTTACTGGAATTGGTCAGACTTTTATACTAACTTCTCAAGGAATAAACACAGTTGGATTGGGCACTTCTGGTGGAAATGGAATTGTTTTCATTAACAATATTTTCCAATCCCCCACAACACTCAATAATTCTTCAAATAATTATATTATAACAGAGAATTTGGGAATTACTAGTATTACCTTTACGGGAATAACATCCTCTAATAACAGCATATTTACATCAGAATATGACATCAATCAAAATCAACTTCCTCGTGGAGGTGTAATTGTATCTCTTGGATCTACTGGAGGATTGGGAATAGCACCTCTTGTAGGAGCTTCCGTTACTGCAGTTGTTGGTGCTGGAGGAACTATAGTTGCAATTGGAATTGGAACTATGGATATTATTGGATCTGGATATCGATATCCTGTTTCTGTAGCGGTCACTGAAAGTGGTCATATAGGCACAGGAGCCGTTATAACCGCAAACGTTGGCGCCGGAGGAACTTTATCATTTAATGTTGTTAGTGCTGGCACAGGATACACCAATCCAACAATAAATGTTTCTTCTCCATCCTATGAAAATTTACCCGTAACTGGAGTTTCTAGACTTGGAGTGGGTGCTACAACAGACACTGGAATTGGGTTACTTTTAAATATCGAGGTTGGATCTAGCTCTACTACCGGAATTGGATCTACCTTATTTGAAGTCAAAACTTTTAAAGTCACTAGAAATGGATACTCCTTTAGAATTGGAGATGTATTTAAACCTGTAGGATTAGTAACTGCTAAGGGTCTTCCTTCTCCAATCAGTGAATTTGAATTAACTGTTTTGGATGTTTTTACAGACTCATTCTCTTCTTGGCAGTTTGGGGAATTGGATTACATAGATTCTGTTAGTGTATACCAAGATGGAATTAGAACAAGATTCCCACTTTTCTATAATTCTGAATTACTTAGTTTTGAAATTGATGAAAATGACCCAGATTCTCAGTTAATTGATTTGGACTCTGTTTTACTTATTTTTATAAATGGTGTCTTGCAAGAACCAGGAGTTTCATATCAGTTTAGTGGAGGAACTTCATTTACATTCTCAGTAGCCCCAGAACCAGAAGATAACATAGCAATATTCTTCTACCGTGGAACTAGAGGTGAGGATACTCTTCAAGTTAATACAGTAGAAACGATTAAGGTTGGAGATACGGTGCAAATTTTTAGCAATAATTCAAATATTGAAAATACAACCACGCAGGAAAAAAGAGTAATTTACGATATTTCTGGATCTGATAAGGTTGAAACAAATCTTTATGTCAATCAAGGAATCGATGAAGTTAACAATAAACCCCTATATTGGACTAAACAAAAAACCGATTTAATACTTAATGGCGAAAAAATTTCTAAGTCAAGAGATTCCTTAGAATCTCAAATTTATCCAACGGCAAATATTATAGGAAATTTAAATGCTGCAGCAAGTGAAGTATTTGTTGATGATAGCAGTTTATTTAATTATGAAAATGCATCACCAATTAACTTTGATGCAATTATTTTTTCAAATGATTCTGCAGAAGAATATGAAATAATTACTGACATTTCTGATGTAGAAGGATATTCTGTGTCCATTATTGGAATTGCAACAACAAATGGAGTTGGAACCTCACTGGCACTTGAGTTTACTTTAGATAGAGACCCATTCTCTTTCCCAGATTTACAATCCGGATATCCCATTTACATTTCCGAAACTTTTGTTGGGCAAGGAGTTACATCAATTAATACAAATGATACGGACATTGTTGCTATAAGCACATCATTCTTAAATAACGTTTATAAAATTCATGCAATTAACTCTGCAATAGGAATTATAACTTGCAACATTGCATCGAATACATCTGTGGTCGGAATAGCAACCACCGGCACCTTAGACTATCCTGTTGGAAGATTAACCTGGGGAAGACTATCTGGATTTTCTAGATCAACTTCTCCAATTTCGATAGGAGTTAGTGGATATACTTCAAGTGTTGGAATAACCACTCTTGGATACAATGCTGGGCTCTCCACATATCCAATCATTCAGAGAAGAGGATATGGGTTAAGAAGCAATGGATCTTTGAAAAAGGATCTCTAACTCAATATAAATATAAAAAAAAGAATTATATAGATGTCTGCACTTGTAACAGATCAATTCAGAATTTTAAATGCTAGTAATTTTATAGAATCGATTGATGATTCTTCTAATTCTTATTATGTTTGGGTTGGTCTTACTAACCCAAACATTTATACTGGATTTGGTAGAAATGTGAATTGGGATGGACCAGGAATAACAAATGGTGTAATTCCAAATCCTACAGATAATTTAGACTATTTGACTCAATATGAAGATACTCTTCTTTTTGGGAAAAAAGTTACTTCTTCAAATATAAGAAGAGTAGTTAAAAGAGTTGACTGGGAGAGAGGTAAAAAATATGACATGTATAGGCATGATTATAGCGTAGACAATCTTTCTCCGGTGTCAAGAAGAGCTAGACTTTATGACTCAGAATATTATGTGTTGAATAGTGATTACAATGTTTATATTTGTATAGAAAATGGGTCAAGTGGAATTAATACGACTGGTAATCAATCACAATATGAGCCAACAACTACAGATTTAGAGCCAACAATAGCAGGAACTGGAGAAGATGGGTATGTTTGGAAATACTTATTTACAGTTTCTCCAGCAGATATTGTAAAATTCGATTCTACAGAATATGTAACTTTGCCAAATAATTGGGAAACGTCTACAGATTCTCAAATTGTTGCGGTGAGAGAAAATGGCGATTCATCAATAAACAATAATCAGATTAAGACTGTTTATATTGATAATACTGGTTCAAATTACACATCTGGAGAAGTTGATATTCTGGGAAATGGAACTGGTGGAAGAGTATTTGTGGAGACAAATGCTAATGGAGAAATCATAGATACGACAGTAACATCTGGAGGCACAGGATACACATATGGAATCGTCGATCTGGGTCCTCTACAACCAGGAGGCACTATCAGTAACCCAGCAAAATTAATCCCCATTATACCGCCATCTAGAGGGCATGGATTTGATTTATATAAAGAATTGGGTGCTGATAGGGTAATGATATACGCAAGATTTGATGATTCTACTAGAGACTTCCCAACAAATACAAAATTTTGTCAGATTGGAATTTTAAAAAATCCAACAAAATTTATATCCACAGAAACTTTTAGTAGTGGTGAGTTTTCTGGATTATATGCAATTAAATTTGATTCTGTCAATTCATTTTTACCTGAAGTTGGTGAAAAAATTAATCAAACAGTTTCTACCGGAATTGCCGTAGGATATGTTGCATCATATGATTCAGACACTAAGGTTCTAAAATATTTTAGAGACAGGTCTTTATACTATGGTTCTACACACGATCAAACCGATTATGTGGGAGTTTCTACATCGGCAAATGCAAATATTAATTTTAGTTATACCGGTGGAAATGTGGTTGGTGAGACAAGTGGATTTTCTGGACAAGTTTCTTCCTTCTCTGGAATTACAACCACAGTAAACAATTCAATCATAAATCTTGGAGTAACATTTACAAATGGTCTTGCAAATCCAGAAATAAATAAAAAAACAGGAGACATAATTTATATTGACAATAGACCTCTTGTAACTCGTAATGTTAGACAAAAAGAAGACATTAAAATTATCCTGGAATTCTAACCAATGGCACAAAAAACAAATTTAAATGTAAGCCCATACTTTGACGATTTTGACGCCGAAAAGAACTTTTACAAAGTTCTTTTTAATCCAGGAAGACCCGTCCAAGCAAGAGAATTAAATAATATTCAATCTATTCTACAAAATCAGATTGAATCGTTTGGTAGTCATATTTTTAAAGAAGGATCTGTAGTAATTCCTGGAAACTTAACATATGATTCACAGTTCAATGCTGTTAAATTAAACCCATCAAACTTTGGTGTCAATATTTCACTATACATCAATAAATTTTTAGGCAAGAAAGTTACTGGGCAAATTTCTGGTGTAACTGGAACAATTCAAAAAATTGAAATACCAGACTCAATTAATAATTTACAGTATGTTACATTATACGTAAAATATCTTGATTCTGGTAATAATTTTGATATTACACCATTTCAAAATGGAGAATCACTGTTTGCAAGTGAAAATGTAGTATATGGAAATACAACCATTGTAGCTGGAAACCCATTTGCATCTTTAATTTCTTCCGATGCTACCGCCGTTGGGTCTGCAGTTTCTATTGACACTGGAATTTATTTTGTAAGAGGAACTTTTGTAAATATTTCTAAGCAAACGATTATTTTAGATTACTATACAAACACACCATCATATCGAGTTGGTCTTAAAGTATCTGAAGAAATCATAACAGCAAAAGAAGATGACTCTCTTTATGATAATGCAAAAGGATTTACAAACTATGCTGCTCCTGGAGCGGATAGATTTAAAATAGGTCTATCTTTAACCAAAAAAACAATTGATAGTGTTGATACTGACGTAGATTTTATTGAACTTCTTAGATTAGACGCAGGGCAAGTCAAAAAATTAAATACAAATACGCAATACTCTTTGATTAAAGATTATTTGGCACAAAGAACTTTTGACGAATCGGGAAACTATTCAGTAACTCCTTTTAAAATTTCCTTACATGATTCTTTAAATAACAGACTTGGAAATAATGGTTTATTTTTTGAAAATCAAAAAACAGAAAATGGAAATACACCATCAGATGATTTAATGTGTGTTAAATTGTCTCCCGGCAAAGCATACGTCAGAGGATATGACATTGAAAAGGTTTCTACTACCATTTTAGATGTACCAAAACCTAGAGAAACTCAAAGTGTTGAAAATGTAAGTATTCCATTTGAAATGGGAAACTTGTTGAGAATTAATAATATAACAGGATCACCGAAACAAAATCAATCATTAGAATTACATTCTGTCAGAAGAAGCTCATCGGGAAATCCAAGTTCTACAACAAAAATTGGAGATGCCAAGGTTTATAATTTTAGACTGACGGATTCTGCATATTCTTCTGCTTCTACAAACTGGGATTTATATCTTTATGATATTCAAACTTATACAACATTAATTCTAAATCAAGCATTA